GGAAATCTTAATCACACTGTAGGTTTCAAAAAGTTTGGAGATATTAGAATAGAATCAACTGATTCTACTTTTATTGGAATATCAACGGAACAAGACCAAGGTAATTTTGTTGGTATAGCAGATTTGGTTTCTGAAATAGATTTGAATTGTATAAGTGATTTTGATTTAGCAAAAGAAAAGACGATTAATATTGATTCTTTATTATTGTCTAAAGAGATTCTGTTAAATTCTGTTCCTCTACAAGATGAGTTTCAATCAATAGGAAATAGAGTTTTATTGATTGATGATATTAGCGATCAATTTTCAAATCTTCCTTCACCAAATAATTACGCTAATGTTGATACATTTAGATTATCCGATATCAGATCTAAAAAATATATTACATATGTAAGAGATAAGAGATTTACTGGTGTAAGGCAGATATACCTGGTATCAGTTTTGCATGATGGTTTAGAAGGATATGTTTCGCAGTATGCAAGAGTTGAAACTAATTTAGATTTGGGATCTTTTGATTTTTCAATTTTTGGATCTGAAGGAACGCTAAGATTTTATCCATTAAATTACTTAGTAAATGACTATGATATTAGCATAATGTCTTATGGAATAAGCGATGCTATATCCGGTGTTGGAAATACTTCTATTGGAAATATTGCACAGATCAAATCATCTACTGCGACTATTTCCAGCGGAACAGCAACACAAACAAACATTGTTGGAATTGCCTCAACATATAGATCTGCTAAAGTTCTCGTTCAACTCTCATCTACAAATGGAACTTACTATGAATTTAATGAGTTTACGTTATTAAATGACGGATCAGACATACAAATTCTTGAATATGGAAGGACATCAAATGCAACTAGAAGTGACTTTGTTGGAGATTCTATAGGAACCTACACCGCATATATTTCTGGATCAAATATTAATTTGGATATAATTCCAAATGTTGGTTTAGGAACCACATATATTGCCAATACTTTAAGCGTATCTATTGTAGATACTTCATCAGGAATAAACACTGGAGCATTAACTTTTGATGCTGGAGAGTTAAAAACAAGTTATGTTTCGATATCATCTTCACCTTCTCCAACAGAAAATATTATTTCAACTTATGGACTAGATCATTCTGGAGCTTATTATTTTGTGCAAGTTGAAGATATTACTAATAATGAATATCAATGTTCTGAAATTGTGGTGGTTGACGATGATACTGAAACTACGATGGTTGAGTTTGGTATAATTGAAACCAACTCTGGACTTGGAACATTTGGAACTGGTATAGGTTTAACTGGAACTAATTTATACTTTACTCCAAATCCAGACATTAACGTGAGAGTTAAAGTTTATCAACATTCAATGAGAGTTATTGATACCGGAAATACACTCAACTTCTATGATTTGACCAATGCTAATATTGAATCTGGTTATACAAACTACCAAGGAACTCTTAATAATATTAAGAGATCATTTGACTTATATCACAAACAAATTCCAGTTTTCCAGAGAGTATTTGATGCATCAGACATCACAATAGTTGATGTTGATACTGATTCAATAAGATTACCAAAACATTATTTTGTAACTGGAGAAGAACTTGCATATGATCCAGGAAATGGTTCTCCTATTGGAATAGCAACAACTACAATATCTGGAATAGGAGTTACTGATAAATTACCATCTACAGTTTTTGCTATTAAAGTTAATGATCTTTCAATTAAATTAGCAGATTCTGCAGAAAACGCTCTGAAGTCTATCTCAGTTCCACTAAGTATAACTTCAGTTGGTGTGGGAACAACTCATTTCTTAACTTCTAAGAAACAAAATACAAAATGCTTGATTACAATAGATAATTATATTCAGTCACCAATAGTATCAACTTCTACAACATCTTCTTTAGCATTAGACATTTCTTTAAATACTGTTGATGTAACTTTAACCGGAATTACTTCAATATTTGGCGGAGATCTATTAAAAATAAACAATGAAATAATTAAAGTAAATTCTGTTGGATATGGTGGCACTAATGGTCTTCTTGTTGATAGAGGTTGGATGGGAACAGATCCAGAAACTCATATCGCAGGATCTCTTGTCACAAAAATAATTGGAAATTACAATATTGTTGATAATACTATTAATTTTGTTGAGGCTCCATATGGAAATTCTCCAATAGGAACCATAACAAATAGACCAGATGATAGAGATTATACTGGAATTACAACCAGATCATCATTTAGTGGAAGAGTATTTTTAAGATCTGGATTGGAAAATGCCTCCGAAGACACTTATAACAAGAACTATATTTTTGATGGATTATCAGAACAATTTACAGGAATAACAACAGAATTTGTACTTAAATCTTCTGGATCTGATATTACTGGAATATCTAGTTCTTCCGTAATCTTAATTAATAATATATTACAGCAACCACAGAGATTAGGAACAATTGATATTTACGGAGATTATAGAATAAGAGATTCTTTAGGAATCTCTACCATATCATTTACTGGCAATATTGCATCAACTGCCTATGATGTCAATACTTCTACCATACCTAGAGGTGGAGTTATTATATCAGTTGCTTCTACGGAAGGATTTGGATATCAACCACTGATTTCTGCTGGAGGAACTTCAATAGTTTCTGTAGCAGGAACTATTGCCTCTATTAGTGTTGGATATACTGGTTCTGGTTATAGAGGATCTTCTAGTTATGAAATTATTACAAAAACTTTAACTAATATTTCTGCTGGATCGACAATAATTTACATTAATAATGCAAAAGGTGCTATACAAAAACTTGGATTCTCTACCTCTAATACAATTGGCATTGGTTCGATTTTTGTCAATGTTCCTATAGTGTCTGTAGGAAATACTTTTATAACCATTGGAGCAGCTAGTACCTCAAATAAACTAATTGAATCAGATTCTTCCGTGACCATTTCTATTAATTCACCTCAAGTTGGATTTGTTGATGTTGGAGTTAAAACTTCAAGCACTGGTCTTTTAAATTATGAGTTTATTGGATTTACAACTATTTCTTCTGGAAAAGTATCCTCAAATATAATTATTACAAATCCAGGATCTGGTTATACAACATCTAATCCACCAACAGTTGTATTTGATTCTCCATTAAGTTATTCAAATATACCTTTAGTATATTCTTCAGGTTCTGGATTGGGAACTTCTGCAACTATTGACATAGTTGTTGGACAAGGATCTAGTGTAATTGATTTTGAGATTAAAAATCTTGGATATGGTTATAAAGTTGCGGAAGTTTTAACTATTCCTACAGGTGGACTAACTGGAATTCCAACAGATCCTTCTAAACCATTTAGAAAGTTTGATCTTACTATCGATCAAGTTTTTGCCGATTTATTCTCGGGATGGTCTATTGGTAGTTTACAAGTTATTGATAATATTGAAAACTTGTTCAATGGAACTAGAAGAACATTCCCTATTAAAATTAATGGATCTCAAACTTCGATTAGAGCAAGAACAGGATCGAATATTGAAGTAAAAGCATCACTGCTAATCTTTATAAACGATGTTCTTCAAGTTCCTGACATTGGATATACTTTCGATGGAGGAAGTATAATAACATTTAGTGAACCACCTAAACGAGATGATCAATGTAAGATACTTTTCTATAAAGGAACCGATCCAGTTGACGTTGTTTTTGTTGATATTTTAGAAACTATCAAAATTGGTGACAATGTAACATTAAATAGTGATAATTTATATGAGATAGAAGAAGAGAGATTAGTTACTGATATTATAGCTTCAGATACTATCGAAACTAATCCATATACTGGATTTGGAATTACTCTAGATGAAACTTTATTACGACCATTGACTTGGTGTAAGCAAACTGAAGATAAAATTATTAATGGTAGAGAAGTAGGTAAAGATCGTGAGTTGTATGAACCATTAGTTTATCCAACTACTAATCTTATTCAACCAGTAAGTGTTGGAACTACAATTGTATACGTTGAGAATTTAAGACCACTATTTAATTCAATTAATGAAAATGATGGTTCTTTAGATTTCCAAGATAAAATAACTATTACCTCACAAGATTCAAAAATAACGGCAAGTGCAACTGCGGTCGTTTCCTCTGCAGGAACAATATCATCTATTATTGTTTCAGATGGTGGATTTGGATACAATACTGCACCTAAAGTTATTATTCAAAATCCAGTTGGAATAGCAACTACTACTTCAACGGCAATTTCTTCTATAACCTCTGGTATAGTAACCTCAATTACTTTAACAGGATCCGTTGTAGGGTATTCTCAAACAAATCCACCAAGTATTTTGATCGAATCTCCAACTTTAGAGACTGAAACAAACAATGTAATTTCTTATACTGGAGATTCTGGCGCTATTGTTGGATTTGGAACAACTTCTGGTTCTGGAGGAGTTCAATATATCATGCTAGATCTGCATATTCCTTTAGACTCATATTTAAGGAACACTACTTTAGTATCAACAGCAATTACAGTAAGTTCTTTATCTGTTGGTGATTATTTTAGCGTAAACAATTCCAATATTGGAATTGGAACCACATTTACGTCAATTAGAACAGGTAGTTCTGTTGTAGGAATTGCTACTACATTTATTGATGCAGTATATCAAGTAAGTCAATCTCAGATACTACAAAGAAACATATCTGGAGTTGGTTTAACCTATGTTAATAGAATATTTGCAAGAATTGCTACCAGTTCTACTGGTATTGGAACAATTAACTTTAGTTCAAATTTAATTACTTTTGATTCTAATTATTATACATTTGATTCTTCTATCGGTGATCCAGGAACTCCAGGAACAATATCAACTTCTAATTATTTTGGAAATTATAGTTGGGGTAAAATATTATTGGAATCCAGAAATAAAAATATAGGATTCAATTATTATGGAACTAATGGAATAGTTGGAATTACCTCTTCTGCTATAGTACAGAGGTTCTCTCCATTGAAATATAAGAATTATGTAGTCTAAATATTTTTAAAGGACACTGTAAAATAATGTCAAAGTTAGGAATAAGTACAGGAACTGTACCAAATGATGGAACTGGAGATAGTTTATTACAGGGTGCTATTAAAATTAATTCAAACTTTAATGAAATATACACTTATTTTGGAGATGGAACTAGTTTAACATTTAGTCAAGATTGGAAGACTAATACTGCGGGAATTCATACAACCTCCAGAGTTGGAATAGGAACCACAAATCCTCGTTATTCTTTAGAAATTAGACCTGTTGGTTCATCTGGAACTAGTTTATGGGTAAATGGAGATGCCAGAGTAACTGGAATAGTATCAATTGGAACTACTTCAATAACTCTTAATGGCATAACAAACAGAATTAATGTTGGTTCTGGAGTAACTATTGATGGTAACTCCGGAATTATAAGTGCAACATCTATTGTGCTTGGTGGATCATCCATTACAGGTGCAGGTGTAACTTCTATTGCTGCTGGATCCGGTATTTCTATTGACCAGTCAACCGGTAAAGTAACTATCACTGCTACTGGAGGTGGTGGAACTTCATCACAGTGGGTCACAACAGTAGCAGGAATTCATACACTTTCCAATGTTGGTGTTGGTACAACAAATCCAACAAGTAAATTGACTGTATATAATGGATCTTTTGCAATATCATATCCAGGAAAAAATCCTTTAGATATCTCACAATTAAACGATGATAGTTGGATTATAAGATCCTCATCTAATGTCCCAATTAGTATAGCACCAAATAATACTTCAAGACTAACTGTAAATAACTCAGGCATATCAGTTAATGGAATTGCAACTGCTACCAGTTTTACAGGATCTGGAACTAACTTAACGGGAATTGTAACTTCAATCACTGCAGGTTCTGGTATCTCTATAAATCAATCCACAGGAAATGTAACTATCACTGCTACTGGAGGTGGTGGAGGTGGAGAATCCTATTGGGTATCAACGGCAGCAGGAATTCATACACTTTCCAATGTTGGTGTTGGTACAACAAATCCAACAAGTAAATTAACTGTTGAAAGATATGGAGTAGGAACTGGTTTCGGCACATTTGCAGCAACGGCAGGAATTGCACATACTGCAGACTCCTTTACAATTTCAAGTACCAACTTTAAGACAGTTGAATATACATTGCATTTTGAATATAGTTCTTCAACTCAAGCACAAAAAGTTCTTGCGATGCAAAATGGAACTAGTGCATACTCTCAAGAATATGCTGTAATGTATAATCAAAATTTATTAGTATCTATTGGAGCAACAGTAAATTCAGGTCAATTTAGACTGCTTGTTACTCCAGAACCTGGTGTAAATGGCATTGTTACTTATAGATTTACAAGAGAGGCAATGATTTAATATGGAAATAGAGGTAAGAGAAAATATAGTAACGCAAGGATTATCATTATATTTGGATGCTAGATCTGGATTTGGAACCGATTTAAGTGGAAATTCAAATATACCTTCACTATCAAATAATATCTATGATGGAGAATCATATCAATTAACAATCAATTCTATAAACACACTAGATGGAACAAATTTAAATTTGACGGGAGGACAATTTACTCTTGAATCTTGGATATATTATGGTGGAAATAGTTTATCTGGAAGTTATGGGCAAATATTCACTCAGGATACTGGTTCCACAATTGATGGACAAGGATGGCAATGGAGAGTCTCAAATTCAAATAAACAAATAGAGTTTATCTATTGGACTAGTTCTTCTAGAAGTTCTGCGGTTGGTTTTTCATATGCTACTCCATTGGTTTCTGGTAACTGGTATCATCTTGTAGTTTCATATGATGGCACTAATATAAAAGGTTATATCAACGGTTCTCTTGATGTAACACACACACCTTCTTCTGCACTATATGGAAGCACTGCAACAATTGGAATTGGTAGATTTAGTAGTCTTCAATATGAAGATGTTTTAAATGGCAAAATAGCAGTTATTCGTGGATACAAAAACTATTACTTAAGTGATAAGCAAATACAAAGTAATTATATCAATCAAAGAGGAAGATTTTTTGGACAAGGAAGTTTTTCTGTAGAAACCAGAGAAAATATAGTAACTAATGGACTTGTAAATTATCTAAATGTTGCCAATAGAAATTCTTATCCAGGTTCTGGAACTACTTGGTATGATTTGAGTGGAAATAATAGAAACGGAACTATATCGGGGTCTTATTCTGATGGTAGTTTATTTTTTAATCCTGGTTATGTTGAGTTTTCTCAATATAATTTCGGAAACGAATTTACTTTTATTGCCTTTATAAATCCGACAACAAAAAATACTATATCAGCACTTTTTGCAAATAGTTCTTCGGGATCTTTTACAAATGGAATTAGAATCTTTATTAACTTTGATGGTGCAAATACTAGAACTCTTCATATTGAACTCGGAAATGGATCTTCGTCACAACTTATTACTAGTGCTAGTAATACAGTTACATATGGAGTTTGGCAACAAGTTGCATTCACTTTAAATAAATCTACTGCTAAAGGTGCAATTTACCATAATGGAATTAAAGTGAAAGAAGATAATTTGAATTTTACAAATTTTAACTCAAATGATAGATTTGATTTTGGAACTATTCGTGGAGCATATTCCTATTTGGGAAGACTATCAAGTTTTATAACATATAATAGAGCACTCACATCAGCAGAAATTCAAAAAAATTACATACAAGGATATTCTGCAGACTCTCTTAGTCTTTTTTAATCTAAATATTTAAAAAACCAATGGCAGATAAGAATTTTGGAGTAAAGCAGATAAACATTATAGGTGGATCTGGAACTCCCACTATTTCTAGTCCAAATATTTTGAATCTAAATGCAGTAACTGTTGCAGTTAGTACTAATTTATCAGTTGGTAGCACTATTACTGCTACCTCTTTTGTTGGAGACGGATCCGGACTTACTGGTGTTGTTGGGTCTGGTTCTGGCATTGTAGTAAAAGACTCTGGATCCACAGTTGGAACTGCGGGAACTATAGATTTTGGTACTAATCTAACAGTATCCGCAATATCCGCAGGCGTAGTTACTGTAACATCTTCGGCAAGTGGAGGTATTTCTGGAATTGGTGTAAGTGATGATGGATCAAGTATTGGAGTTGCAACAGCAATTAACTTTGGAACTGGTCTTTCGGTATCTGCAGTTTCTGCGGGTATTGTAACGATAACTTCCATTCCTACAAATAATTTCTATGATGGTGGGATTGTAACAGGAATTACTACATTAACATCAGCAAATAAAAATCAATTAATTCCAGTCTCAACAGCAAGTTCTATAACCATTTATCTTCCTACTGGTTCGGGATTGATTGCAGGTGATGGATTTACAATTGTTGATGTTGGTTCCAGCGAAACAAGTTCTGGAAATGCGGCAACATATAATATTACTGTTACTCCAAATGGTTCAGATAAAATTTTAGGTGGAACTGGGTCACTTATAATTGATCAAAATGGTGCTTCAGTTAAGTTAGTGTGGATGGGAAGCACTTATGACTGGAGGATTGTCTGATGGTTATTAAATTATCAGAACTAAATTCCAGTAGAGAAGAATTTACTAGTCCCAAAGTTGGATTTATAACTTCTACATTTAATATTTCAATTTCTACTTTTTATGTTGGACTTGGTACATTTCAAACTTTTAAATTTGATGTAGGATGTCTAGGATCAGATGATAATATTTATTATGGACCAATAGATTACACAACACCGTATATTTTAAAGTTAGACACTAAGACAGGAATAGCGGTATCTTTTACCGAAATTTCAAATGTTAATGTTACTGTGGGATCTACTTTATATATTTCTGGAGCACAATTTGGGGGATTAGTTTGTGGTAAAGATGGAAATTTATACAGCATTCCATTAAATGAAAGATATGTTTCAAAAATAGATCCAATTACAGGAACTCGCACACTTTTTAGTGAAAATTTTAAAGGTCATCAAGATTATCCAGATTCCAATGATCCAAATTGGTCTACATATAATTCTAAATGGTATGGAGCGTGTTTAGCACCAAATGGAAAAATTTATGGAATTCCATATGGTTATACAAAAGTTTTATCAGTAAATCCGCAAACAGGTACTGCTTCTACAACTGAAGTTTCTGGCACATTCTCGACTGGTCTAAAGTGGATTGGAGGCGTATTGGGTCCTGATGGAAATATATACGGAATACCATATTTTTCCACTACTGTTTTAAAAATAAATCCAGTAACTAATACTACAACTACTTTTGGATCAGTTAGTGGTGGATGGGTAGGTGGATGCTTAGCTCCAAACGGAAAAATATATGCTGTTCCATATTACTCAGGATCCTCAAGATCAATTTTAAAAATTGATCCAATAGCAGGAACGGCAACTACCTTTGGAAGTATATCTACAGCAACATTCACACAAAATAGTGGATGGAATGGTGCTTGTCTTGCTCCTAATGGGAAAATATATTCTGCGCCAGCTGGTGGAACTGGAATATTAGAAATTGATCCGAAGAATGATACTGTAAGTGTTATTGGTATTGGCAGTTTACCTCCTCTTGGACAATATACGAATACTGGAGCAAGATGGGGTCCTTTTATTTTATCTCCAGATGGAAAAATGTATGCACCTCCTCAAAGTGAAACAAAAATATTAGTTTTTGGAGAGACTTCAATTCAAGAACCTGCAGATTGGTTATTAAGTCCATATCAAAATAAAGGATATTAAGATATGACCATCAGACTATCAGCACTTAGAAAAAGAAATCAGATTAAAAAGAAATTGACTCCACCAACTGTTGGAGTTGCAAAGACTTTTGGAAATTTTGATAATACGATAGCAAAATGGGTTGGAGGTTGTATTGCAGAAGATGGTAATATCTATGGAGCACCTTATAATTCAAATTCAATTTTAAAAATAGATCCAATAGTGGGAACTGCTACCACCATTTCCGCACCAGTGCCAGATAGTTCTGCAAATTATAGGGGAATAGTATGTGGTCAAAATAAAAAGTTATATTTAATTCCAAGTAGTAGAACTCTTAGTGGTGGGGATCCTACTGATACAAATATTTTAGAATTTGATCCAAAAAATAATTCATATAATTCTATTTCTGGTTCTGTTGCTGGTAATTGGTATGGTGGAGTTCTTGCCAATAATGGAAAGATTTATGGAATTCCATTTTTTAGTACTTCGGTTCTAGAAATAAACCCATCAACTGGAACTGCTACTACATTTACTTCCCCATCATCTGGGTTTGTTGGTGGAGTTCGTGCTTCAAACGGAAAAATCTACGGAATTCCATTTAGTGCTAGAACAGTTTTAGAGATAGATCCCAATACCGGTACTGCTACTACTTTTGGAAGTCTATCCTCAGGGAATAAATGGGCACACGGAGTTCTTGCCAATAATGGAAAAATATATGGAATTCCATATGGAACTAACTCTGTATTAGAAATTGACCCTATTTCTAGGACAGTGAGTACATTTGGAGAATCTTCGGACGTTTGGATATATAATGTTGCTGGTTGGTCAGATGGTGTGCTTGGTCCAGATGGAAACATTTATGGAATACCTTCTGGAGATACAAGTATTTTAAAAATAGATCCTATTAATAAAACATTACAACTTATTAATACTGCCGGAATTCAAACTTACAATGGTGCAGTTGTTGCTCCTAATGGAAACATTTATACTATTCCTGGTTATGAAAGATCGGTTCTTTCTATTGGAGTTAGTGCTGCA